TAGAGGAATTGATTATGATTGGTATCAAGATATATATAAGGTAATTCTTGATTGCAGTAATTATAATCCAAACTTTGGCTTCGCGCCACAAAAGTATCAGAGTATACGTGATACGTATAAGGCGGCCGAGCTAAAGAAACTTCCAACATATCCCAGTGGAATTCTCGACTGTTTTACTAAATTTTATCCACCGGAGTGGTTACAAGATGGAATTACTAAAGAAGCAATGGATACGTTTAATATACGTTATTCGATACCACAGAATAAAATTATAATACCACATTATAATGTAGATGGAGAATTGGTTGGAATTCGAGGGCGCGCCCTCAACGAATGGGAGGTTGAAAACCTCGGTAAATATATGCCAGTTCAAATAGAAGGTAAGTGGTATAGTCATCCACTTTCATTAAATTTATATGGATTAAATTGGAATAAAGAAAATATACAGCATGAAGGTATTTGTTTTCTTTTTGAAGCAGAGAAAAGTTGTATGCAAATGGAATCTTTTCAGCGTCCAAACTGCTCGGCCGCCGTATGCGGAAGTCAGTTTAACAAACACGCTTTAAAAATTCTAATTCAAAATGCACATCCACAAGAGATTATTATTTGTTTTGATAAAGAAGAAATACCACCTAAAGATGAGTATTTTAATAAGTTATATAATATAGGAAAGAAATATCAGAATTATGCAGATTTTTCTTTTATTTATGATAGAGAAGGGTTACTAGACCTTAAGGATTCTCCAACTGATAAGGGAGAAGAAGTATTTGAAAAATTATTAAGAAAGAGAGTGAAAATAAAATGAAAATGAATAAAAAACAGCAGAAATATTTAATCAATATTATCGCAGACGCTCTAGACGCAACAGCTGTTTTAACTGGTGGTGCAGTTAATATAAACAAAGCTAAAACTAAAAGTGAGGCGTTGGCTGATTTAATAGATGATTTAAGAACATTATTATTTGAAATCAATAATGCCGAGGAAGAAGAACATGATATGAATAAGGAGATTTGGTTTTAATGAAGTGTAAATTAGTAAATAAAGATATAAGAAGCAATTATACAATTGAATTACTTAAAGAGCGTGGATTAAGCGAAGATGAAATTAAATACTTTCTCGAAGTACCAAATGATGATTATCTTCAAAATCCAAAATGGCTCACCAATATAGACCGTGCATGGGCAATGTTCAAAAATATGACAGTTGCTTCAAAAGATGAAACTATTACAGTTGTTGTAGATAGTGATGTAGATGGATTTACCTCAGCTGCCATATTTATACAATATCTACGTAAATTCAATCAAGAAGTAAATATAGTACCAATTCTTCATAATGCAAAAGGTCATGGTCTTTCAGACACATATGAAGAAGTAGCTAATACTTATCCTTCTTACGTAGTGCTTCCAGATGCAGGAAGTAATGATTATGAATATATGGAACAATTAGTAGCTTCAAGAGAAGGTGGAGATATTATACCTCATTTTCTTGTTCTTGACCATCATATAGTAGAACCAGATACTAAGTTTTCAGATTATGCAGTTATTGTAAACAATCAACTTTCAGAAGACTATATCAATAAAGATTTATGCGGCGCTGGAGTGACTTGGCAGTTTTGTAGATATGTTGATATGAGCGAGGGTACTAACTATGCAGACGAATTTATTGACCTCGCCGCCCTTGGTATCGTCAGCGACATGATGTCAATGCTTTCGCTTGAAAATAGATATATCGTCCATACAGGTTTTGCAAACATCAAAAATTATTTCTTTAAGGCTCTCTGCGAAAAACAAGCTTTCTCAATGGGCGGAAAGGTTACTCCAATGACTGTAGCTTTCTATATAACACCACTTATCAATGCTATGATTAGAGCCGGTGAGCAGGAAGAGAAAGAAAGATGTTTTGAAGCCTTCTTTGATGGACATAAGTTGGTTGTCAGTCATAAGCGCGGAGCTAAAGGTGCATTAGAAGAACTTGCAATTGAGTCGGCGCGCGAGTGTACAAATGCAAGAGCTAAGCAGAATAGAACACTTGATAAAGTTGAAGAACAGCTTGAAATTAAAATTCACAAACATGACTTGCTTGAAAATAAAATTCTATTTGTAAGGCTTGAAGATGACGACCAATTTCCTTCTGAACTGAACGGACTTGTAGCGATGAGGTTAAGTCAGAAATATAAGAAGCCAACAATTGTTGCAAGACTAAATGATGAAGGTGAAATTAAAGGTTCAAGTAGAGGATTAAGTGATTCAGAATTAACTTCTTTTAAAAACTTTATGGATGAAAGTGGGTTTTTTACTTTTACGGCTGGTCATGATAATGCTTGTGGAATTGGTATTTATGATAAGAATTTGGCGGCCTTTCACGAATATGCAAATAAGGAACTGGCAAATGTTGATTTTGGTGAGACATGGTATGAAGTTAATTTTGAAAGAATTGCAGCTGATTCTGATATAGTTGATATTATCACTGATGTAACTAAAAATGAGGGCATCTGGGGACAACATAATCCTGAACCGCTTATTCATGTAAAGGATATTAATATTACGAAGAATGATATAAAAGTAATGGGAAAAAATTCTGATACAGTTAAAATTGAAAAGTTTGGAGTTGTATATATGAAATTCCATGCTAAAGATTTTCTTGAAGAGTTAAGCAAATATAATAGTATTAAATTGGAAGTTGTTGGTAGAGGAAATATGAACGAGTGGATGGGAAGTTATACGCCACAATTGTTTATTTCTAATTATCAAATTGAAGATGGAAGTTTGGGGTTTTAAAATGAACTGGTATGAATATCAAGCAGAGAAACAGAGAAAGCGCAATCTTTTTAATGATAATGAAATGTGGATACAAACAGAAATAGAATGTCCAAATTGTGGAGAACTAGTATACAAAAATTTAAGTATAGTTTTAACGAGTTATCCTTCGCAATATCTTTACAAATGTCCAAAGTGTCAATGGCAACAAACGGGGTATTAATTATGACTGGAATATATATGTATATTGACAAAGAAAACGGTAAAAAATATGTAGGACAAAGTACTAATATTAATAAAAGAAAAATTAGTCATCGTAATAGTAATAATACTCCTTTTGATAGAATTCTTAGTTTAAAAGGTGAAGATAAGTTTGATTTTGTTATTTTAGAAGAGTGTGAAGCATCACTACTAAATGAGCGTGAAATATATTGGATTAATTATTATAATTCTTATTATGATGGATATAATTGTAATCCAGGTGGTAATTCAGTTTATGGAGAATATGCTTCTAATGCATTAATTACCGAAGAAGTAGCAAAACAAATTATTCAAGACCTATCTACTTCGACCTTATCTCAAAAAGAAATAGCAAAGAAATATAGTTGTTCTGAAGATATAGTAAGAGGTATCAATGTGTGTCGTACTTGGACTCACTTACATCACTATGAAAAAAATATTGCTTTAGAAGCCGGAACAAAACAACAATCAATGCCAACCCATTTAAATCAAACAGAAATATTACAAATTATTGATTTATTAGCAAATACACAGATACCGCAAACACAAATAGCAGAGCAATTTAATGTAAGTCGAGGAGTCATTAAAAAAATTAATCAATGCGAACAATGGGAAAATTTACATAATTACTCTCATAATATTAGAGAAGAAGCGGATAATAATAGTGAAAAACTCTATATGACTTCTAAACTCACAAAAGAACAAGCTTTAGAAATTATTAATTTATTATCAACCACTTCTTTAACCCAGGAAGAAATTGCAAAACGATTTAATGTATCTAGTGGCACTATATATGGCATTAATAGTTGTCAAGTTTACACTGAATATCATAATTATAAAAATAATATACGACAAGAAAGTAATATAATTCAAACCAACCATAAAATAGATACATCAACAATTTTACAAGTTATTGAACTATTAGCTAATACTAAATTAACATATAAACAAATTGCTAATAAGTGTAATTTATCAGAAGGTACTATAACTCAAATTAATAATTGTCATAGTTATACTAATTTACATTCATATAAAGAAAATATTCGCAAAGAGGCACAGAATATAGATAAACGACCACTAACTGAAAATAAAGTCCTACAAATAATTGACTTATTAAAAAATTCTACTTTGAGTCAACAAGAAATTGCCAGTCAATTTAATATTAGTAGAACTATGGTTGGTAATATTAATCTTTGTAAAAACTGGACACATTTACATAATTATAAAAAAAATATACGCCAAGAAGCTAAAAATAATGATAAAGGTCGTTTACCAAAAGAAACAGTATTAAAAGTTATTGATTTATTGGCTCATACTGATAAAACTCATAAAGAAATTGCTCTTTTGTGTAATATTGGAGTAGCTACAGTTACTCGTATTAATACTTGTAAATGTTGGACTTCTTTACATACCTATAAAAATAATATACGTCAAGAAGCAAAATTACAAGCTTCTGTTTAAATTATACGTACACCGCGGCCGGTCGTCCATGTACATACAACATCTGCAGTCCATGTGCATACATAGACAGCACCGGCGCCTTGTACATAGATTTAATTTTTTAGAGTCTTTACCACTTTATGCTACTTATAAGTAGAATAAAGAGGAGGAAAGTCATGGCTATTATTTATAAAATTACAAATTTAATTAATAATAAAATATATATAGGTGAAACTATTAGAAACTTAAATGTTCGATGGAATGAACACAAAAGCGAAGCATTGGGCGGTCGTCATGGATATACCTATCATTTACATAATGCAATGCGTAAATATGGAATAGATAATTTTATTATTGAAATTATTGATAATTGTCCAGATGAAGAGCGCTTTATATTGGAAAGTAAATATATACAACAATATAATAGCACTAATCCAGAAATAGGATACAATACCGTTATTGAAGGAACTGGTCGCACACTGATTTCTACTGACGCAATTTTAGAAGCATGGAAAGAAGGATTAACAGTAAATGATACAGCAAAATTATTAGGTGTTCATAAATCTACTGTTTCTAAACGCTTACATGCTAATGGTATAACCAATGAAGAAATACAAGAACGACGAGGAGAAAGTGTTAGACAAAGATGTTCTCGTCCAGTTTTACAGTATGATTTACAAGGTAATTTAATTAATAGGTGGCCCTCTGCTTCTTCTTGTAGAGAGAAAGGATATGAGCAAGGTGAAGTAAGTAGTTGTTGTCGTCAAGAGATTAGAATAGCATATGGCTATCTATGGAAATATGAGGATGATGATAGACCGATTCAAGAGTGGATTGACCGAGCAAATAATTATCAACACAGTGGTAAACCCAAAAAACCAATTCAACAATTTGATTTAGATATGAATCTAATAGCAGAATATGATTCCGCCGCTGACGCCGCCCGCGCATTAAATAAAAAAGATAAATCTAATATATGTCGTGCTGCGCGAAAGGGTTGTAAAGCATACAATTCATATTGGAAATATAAAATTGACAAATAATTAAATTTTTGATATAATAATATTAGAAAATAAAGAAGAAAAGGAGGTGATGCAATAGTGAAGAAATTAGGACAGTTAACCTTTCCTGGTAGTCTTCATAACTGAGGGAACCACACTGATTTCAGCAACCTCCGTCTCAGAGACAGCATCAACACCGTCGAATCATTAATAGATTATTCAATAGAGTTGGGTCATACGGTCTGTGCAATTACAGAGCACGACACGATAGCCAGCTCTATTCGTGCGGAAAAATATTATAATAAGGTAAAAAAAGACCATCTAGAATTTAAATTAATTCGCGGTAACGAAATTTATTTGGTTAGAAATGGTCTAAATGCAAATAATTATAATAAGGATACAGATAGGTATTATCATTTTATAATCCTTGCTAAAGACTCAGTTGGGGCTCAACAGATAAGAGAAATATCAACCCGCGCATGGAATAGAAGTTATATTGCACGTCGTATGCGCCGAGTTCCAACTTATTATCAAGACCTTATAGATATAATTGGAAAGAATCCAGGTCATGTAATTGGTTGTACAGCTTGTC